CTTGTCTCTGTTCGTATTGCAATCTTTTTTGTGCTTCTTTAGGTCTGGCTTTTAATGCCCTCTCTAATTTTAAACGAGACGCTCTTTGCAAGAAGAGTATACCATTTAAGTGGTCTATTTCATGTTGAACACATCTTGAACCTATTCCGTCAAGTGTAGTTATGTGTTCCTTTCCTTCTGCATCTTGGTATTTCATTTCAACAACTTTACTTCTTTTAATCATTAAGTAAATATCTGGAAATGATAAACAACCCTCTTTAAGAAGTTCTGTTTCTTGTGATACTTTTGTTAATTCTGGATTGAAGAATGCCTGTGTTCCGTCTTGTGTTCTCATTACGAACATTCTGTATGGAAGTCCAACCTGATTTGCAGATAAACCAAGACCACCAAATTTATCCATTGCTTCAGACATATTCTTTTCAATTTCTTTTGGGTCTTCTCGTGGATTTTCAAAATCGAAAACCTCTGGTGGTTGTCTTAATACTTTACTTGCTTCTTCAACTAATTGATACATAATATTCCTTACTTAAACAATGATTTAAAAACTGGTGTGGCAACTGCCTGAAATTGTGGGTTTGCAGTATAACTTCCTTTATATCTAACTTCTATGTTAACTAAAGGCGTATTACCAGAAACAATAGTGTGGAATATTTTGGCTGCTCCTGCACCCTCATCCCATGCCTGCTTTTTACCTTTGGTAACCACTGTTTTAATACCTGATTTTATTACCTTAGACAATGCTTCTACTGTAGATGGTAAATCTTTAACTTCAGCAGATTCAACACTAAGTTGTTCTGCTCCATTTTTGCCTATACCTGTTAGAAGATAAAACTTAAATTGTCCTGCACTTTCAATGCTTGAAAGTTTTGTTCTGAAAATTTGTTCCATAAAAGCAATACCAAAATCAACACCACCACCTTTTCTAAGGATTGCATCTGCTGTTTTGAAGAATTTATTATCTGGTGATTTAAGATATGTTCCCATTTGTTTTTGAGATATATCTCTAATCATTTTTGACTTTTGATTGTCATCAATCTTTTTAGGGTTTTCTTTGTAGTGTTTCTTAATTACTAAGTCAAAGAATTCCTCTTTAGATTTTTCTATTGTATCTAAATCTTTTGAATCTATCACATCTAGTAAAAAAGATTTATTTCCTGTTATTGGTTTATTAATTAATGTGGGGTCTACATCTTTAGAAGAGCCCTTTTTCTTTAGAGAAAATCCATAATAGATTCCGTCTGAACCTAATACAACTATATCAGAGGAGTTGTAATCTTTAATGTTTCCCATTGGTGGATTGAATGGTGCAATCTCACTTGACCACCCCTTTCCTGTCCAAAAAACTTTTGATGCACTTCCAACAATATCAAGTATTGAATTTGATGAGGAAATAGCTGTTGCAAGGTCATTATAGTTCTCTGCAAATTGGTCTAAAAGTTCCATTCTTTCTTTTGCACCAACAACCTTTGAATATACACCCTCTGCTTCTCTAATTAAGTCATTTGTATTTGGATGTTTTACTGCACCATATTTTTTACCAAGTAAAACTAAACATGCAACCATTAACTCTTGTGTGTTCTCATGTATCTTTGCACCACCACTAGAACCTATTGAACCACTTCCAAAGGTTATGAATGGTTTTAGGTCTGGTGCATTATCTTTAATCCAATCTCTAACTTTCTGTTGAACACTATCATCTTTTGTTCTAATCTTAAATTTTTTCCCACTTGGTTGACCTGCCATAGGAACATTGTTTACATATGAGAATTGTTTTAAGATTGACTTTAGTTGACCCAAATCTGCCTTTGGTGTATTAGGTAATAAATCAAAATCCTTATCTTTAACGATTGCAATATTAAATGGGTCGGCTGCTTCTACAATAGTAATTTTAGAATCATACTTTGGTAAGTTTAATTCATCTAGTTTTGGTTGTGTATATTGTTGAAAAGATTTCATATAACTATTTATATTATCCGGCAAGTCTGGAGAAGTTCTTATGTTTTTCGAATCTCAATACAGTTTCGAACTTGTCGTACAATGCATCTCCTTTATGTGAGATAATGAAACAGTTAGTTTGTTCAGTAAGTGTATGTAATAACTTGAAGAAATCATCGGTACCTTGTGAGTCTAATGAAGAATCAAATACTTCGTCTAAAATCAATAGGTTAGTGTTAACTGAGTTCTTCATTCTTGCAACACTTCTCCATGTGAATAGTAGTGCAAGGTCGATTCTCATCTTCTCACCTTGTGAAAAGTTATCATACTTGAATTCGTCTCTGAATCTGGACTTAATAGTCTCTTCGAATGCCTCATTCAATTCAAACCCCACATAGAATTCCAATTGTGCAAGATACTTATTAATAAGTTTGTTCATAATAGGAACATACTGTTTGATAATCTTCTGTTTAACACCTTGGTCTCTTAATAACATTGATGCAATATCATAGTAATGTTCTTTATCAATCATAGATTCCTTTTTAGAATGAAGTATGTTTAACTTCTCTTCAGTATCATCTATTTTGTCTTGTACACCATCATTTGCAACTTGTTCATTCTGAAGTTCTTCAATCTCTTTGTTAATCTTCTGAATGTATTTTTGATTAGATGTAATCTCTGCCTGTAATAAACCAATTTCTTTTTGTACAGTGCTTATGTCGTCTTGGACTCCGTTGATTCTTTGGATTTCGGTATTAAGTTCTTCGACTTGTTCATCAAGTGTTGACACCGCCTCCTTGATTTCTGAGATTTTAGTCTGTTTCTCCTCAATGTGTTTCGTCTTATGTTCATGGTCTAAACCTTGTTTACAGGTTGGGCAATTGTCGTTCTCTTCATAGAATTCAATGTCTTTAATTGCTTTTCTTCTAGCAGTTTCGAGTTTAGCCTCCATGTCAACAACTTGTTTGAGTCTAGTCTCAGTCGTGTCTTTATCATCGATTGAGGATTTTTTCTCCACCACATCTTGCGTCTTTTCATCTATATCTCCTAAAAGTTTAGTAATGTTTGTTTCTGTTTCATCAACATTGTGTTGAAACTTTTCAAGTTTTTCATTACGATTTTCACGGAGTGCATTGAGTTGGTCATTAAGTCCTGAAACCCTCTCTTCTAATAAATCAATTTCATGACCTGTATCTTTCAATTCTACCTTATGACTTGCAATCTTCTTACGAAGAATTTCCATCATAGTTGAAAAGATTGATATGTCAAGTAAGTCTTCAACCAACTTTCTTCTATGTAATGCTTTTAATTGCATAAAAGGAGTGAAGTTAGCAGAACCTAATATTGCCACCTGTGTAAAGGAACGATAACTCATTTTGAGTATGTTCTTCTCTAAGTGTTCTTGGTAATCTTTGACTGTTGCATCTTGGTTAATGAAAGTGTCATTAAGATACAATTCAAATTTGTTTGGTTTGGCACCACGAATTACTTTGTAATTTCTTTTGCCAATTGAGAATTCTAACTCTACTAATAAGTCTCTTTGGTTGAGTGAGTTTACTAGTAAGTCTTTTTTAAGATTTCTAAATCCTTTACCATATAATGCAAAACATAATGCATCAAGTAGTGTAGATTTACCTGCACCGTTCTCTCCGAGAATCAGTGTAGTATTGGTCTTGTCTAATTGTATCTCTGTAAAAGTATTACCAGAAGACAATAGGTTTTTGTATTTAATATTCCTAAATGTTATCATAAAAAAGTATGTTCGTCTAATGCCTCATTATATAACGATTGCATAATATCGTTAAGGGGTTTTTTCTTTCCTTGAATATCTAATGAGTCGACATACTTCGACAAGATAGTAAGAGTGTCTTCTACATCTTCTATATCATCATCTTCAAAAAAGTCCATATGCTTATTATCATCAACAACAGAAACATGAAGAGGTGATTCAGCATGAATCTTATCAAGGAATGTGTCAAACCAATAGGGATTATCTTTATTGACAACAATAACTTTAGTAAATTTACCTTGATACTTACTGTAATCTGCATTAGCAATAGTCTCAAATGACTCATTTGTATCATCATAGAATGCCTTTTCAAACATGGTTAGGGGATTTAAAACTGGTGTTAGTTCTTGTGTATCAGTATCAAAAACATGAAAATACTTTTGGTCTCCATAATCTGACCAAGTAAATTGCATCTGACTTCCTAGATATCTGATATTTGAGAACTCTGATTTCTGATGAAAATGACCAGATAAAACCTTTTCAAATCTCTTCACATAAGAGTGGTCAAATCCATGTTGACATGTCATACCTGGCATCATCAAGGCACCTTCAAATTCAAAATGACCCATACACCAACTTGCTTCTGCAGTTCTTAAAAAGTCTACAGTATCGGCATAGTTTTCAGGATTAATCCAAGGCACCATTGCAATATTAAAACCATCGTATTCATTGATACAAGGTTCTGTAATCACATTAATGTTTGCCTCATTGAATAGTAGTAGTTGTGGTGCATTAACATCATTTGTAGACTTATAATAAGTGTCATGATTACCTATGATTAAGTCCATAGAGATACCTTTCTCTATTAATGGTTCAATAAAGTGTTCTCTGTTTGCCTTTAGACTGGCAAAGTTAACATACTTTCTTCTATCGAAGTAATCACCTAAGTGAATAATATGTTCTATGTTGTTTTCTTCGAGGTATGGGAAGAATATTTCTTCATAGAAACGACCTTGATATTTGGCCATTGCTTCCATATCACCTCTGACACCTGCATGTGTGTCATTCAGTAATGCTATTTTCATTCAGTAAAGTTTTCTAAGTTTTTCTTTTTAACTGCAGTCTTTCTTTTAGACTTGCGTGGATTATATTCAACACGATTCATATTCTCTTGCATCCATTCTACATTCGTGTTAGATAAACTTGGGTCATGTTGACCATCAATTGTTTCAAAAGAGTCCATAGTAATACCACTTTCGTTGGTTACCGTCTGTTTGATATAGACTTGTTTCTTCTCTTTTTGAATTCTTCTTAGGAAAGCATAGTAGCATATCTGAGTAATGTATGCAAATGCATTGCTTGATTTTTCTGGATTGAAATTACCGATATACTGAATACAATTTTCAATTGCATCACATATCATTTCGTCTCTGTAAGTATAGTTGATAAAATTAGGACGAGTCGATAGTCGAGTCGCAATCTTATAGATACATTCACCAATGTATTCAGACATTTTAGGAGGGTCAGTTTCGTTTGCCTTTGCTTCTTTAATACCTGCGGAATATTCAGCAACAGCAGCAGTGAACTCCTTGTTGTTTACATAGTGTTCTGCCTTTTTGGGGTCTTTTTTCGTAGTCATGTATACATTATACACAATATCCTTTGTCCTGTAAGGTGGTTTTTGTATTTATTTTATTTTAATTTTTATCAAAAAACCACTAGACAAGGAAGGAATCTATGATAAAATGAATATGTTGCCGGTTAGGGAACCTATTAGGAAAGGATATCTTTAACTCTACTCTTATTAGGAACAAACTCACCAGCACGACTCATTCTATCTATTTCACCTATTGATAGGTAAAACATGCATAAACTCATTGCTGTGTATAGTATATAGTGTTTCATAATCCATCTAATCCTTTATTAATCACCCAAAAGGATAACAACATAAAACCGAAAACGAGGACTTGCACAACTGACATTACTGCAACTTGTTTCATAGGGTGAACTTCTTCTATCTTATCTAAAACAGACACATCAGGAGAGAGGTTTACGATTTGTAAGATTTTTTCTTCTTTCACTTTAGTTCTACCTCTATAAACTTACCAATCATATTGATATCTGCATCACTCAACATTCCTGCTTGAGCCCACATAGTAGAAGACATATTACCGACTGTCTCTCTATTTTTATATGCATTGAGTTTACTTACAATGTAATCTTGTGATTGACCTGCAAGTTTAGGGAAGACTGCCATACCTTGTCCTTCTGCACCATGACACGCTGCACACCCACTCCATAGACTTCTAATAGAAGAGAACTCATCTGCATTTGCAAGTTCATTTTTTCTTTGTTCTATCTGTGCAGGTGTACCATTAAGTTCAACATACTCTGCATAACACTGACCAGTGCATGAAGTATTACTACTATATCCACTGTATTCTAAGTTTGGGTATACTTTAAGTGTAAAGAAGGTTGCTATTACTAAACAACCGATTAATGTCATTCCTAATTCTCTCATTATTATATTCCTGTTATTGATATTACAGACACTAAGAAGACAGCCACAAGTGTGGTTATCTCCAAAGTGTCTCTAAGTTTGTGTTTCATTAAAACATTCTCATTGATGATGCATAAAACATTATGATGAATGGTAGTAAAAATGGAAGAGTCATCAGCACTAGAAATTCGATAGTTTCAACAATGCTCTTTTTAGTCTTTCGACTTGCATGGTTAATTTCTCTAGCTTTTCGCACCATGCTCTTCGCAAATAAAGTTGCTGTGGTCATGGTTTTCCTAAAATTAAGTTATAAATATTTTGTATAATAGTATATAGACAAGGATTATACGCACTTATTTAGTAAGATTGTAAACCTAATGTAATTTCTTTTTATCTTTTGGTGGAAGTGCCTCTTCGAATTCTAAATCAAACTCTTCATACTCATATTCATCTGAGACTTCATTAATAATATTCTGTAAAATCTTGTCTATGTATTTTCTTTTTGTTGTACCATTGATTAATGGTATTGAGTTGTTCTCTAACATTTCTAACCATTGAGAACTTGCTTCATCATAAAAAGGAATGTATTGTTGATTCATTACATTTCTATGTAGAATGTGGTCTATAGGAACTACAACAGATGTGTCTGATGTCAAAGGTGCATATGGATAAAATGTTGCAAGTGTTTCAACAGGTGTTTGACCTGCATTCAATTTGCAGACCATCGGTAAAGTGATTTCAATACCCTTTGTAGTATCTCTTGTCATACCGACCACCTCTAAACCATTTCTTAGTTTTAAAACTTCGTATTTTTGTGGAATTAAATCTGAGGGTGATGCCATTATTTTAAATCAAATTGTTGTATTTCGTAAGGAAAACTTTCTTCGTTATAGATATTTATCCTTTCTTTCAAGTGATTTAAAGTATGGTTATTACACTGTAAGTCGTCTGATATATCAAACAATCTCATTGAATCCTTTCCTGTAGTCTTACGAAGACCTCTACCAATTGACTGTAAGTTTCTTATCCTTGATTTAGAAGGACTTGCAAAAACTACATTATCAATTTTCTTTATATTGACACCAGTTGAGAATGTTCCGTATGATGCTAGTATGACATTATTTTTCTTTTTAGAGTTCTCAACAATCTCTCTGACTGACTCTCTATCTTCTGTATCAGTTGCACCATGTACATAATGTAGTGTTCCTTTCATTCTACTGACCATAGGATTGAATAACTCCCATAGTGGTTGACCATGTTTCTCTATGTATTGAAACAGTACCAGAGTGTTCCCTCTAAGGGAACCGACTAGATTGGTTATGAATTGATTTCTACCTTGATGTGATACGATGTAATCCATTTCATCTTGGTATGACATCTTCTTCTGTTTAGTATGACGAAGTATGATACATTGTATATTAATTTTTGCAATTGTACCATCTTCTATTAGTTCTGCAGATGTTATGACTTTTTTTACAGGACCAAAAAGACCCTCTAATTGCAATCTATGTACTTCAGTACCATCTAATGTACCTGTTGTACCTATTCTAATTGCAGTAGTCTTCATTTTCTCTAAGATACCTTTGAGTGTTTGTGCTTTAAATAAATGTGCCTCATCACCAACGACAACATCAAAAGACTCTAACACCTCCTTAGGAGCTTTTGCGAATGATTGCCATGTGGTGACTGTTATAGGGGCATCAAATACTTCTTGACCATGATATATCTTACAGACTTTATCTTTATAACCATAATCTATAAAGTCTTTTGTCATTTGTTCAACAAGTGATGTGGTTGGTACAATGATAATTGTTTTCTTATCATAGTATCTTGCTAACATGTATATGATTAAAGATTTACCAGATGCAGTTGGGGATAATAATAGTTGTCTTCCATACTGAACACTGGATTTTAATGCCTCTAATTGATATCCACGAGGTTCAAATGGTAAGTCAAGCGACTTGACAAACTCATCTAATTCAGGTTGCCTTTCTTTAATACCCAAAACATCTTGTATACCTTCAAATTCAAACCCTCTTTCTTTACAGAACTCGTCTACATAAGGTAATAACCCAATGTATATTTTATGTGTTTTCATAGAAAAGAGTCTTACTTTACCATCCCAAAATTTATTTTTGTAAGACGGCATGAACTTAGCACCAGGAACAGTAAATGAAAAGAAGTCGTATAAATCTCTTGCAAGACCATCATCACAATGGACTTTCATAAAGACTTCATCAACTTTAGAAACTGATACTAGATTAGACATACTGATTACCCACACACCAACCAACAAAAGATTTTCTTTGTCCTCTGGTAACAGGAGTTACCTGATGATGTATGAATGAAGGAAAGAAGAAGATTGAACCTTTATCTTTAACTGAATGTGGTAAAGTTTTTATTGAGTTGGTCATATCAACAATTGGAGAGTTTGACATTCTATCAAAAACTCTATCTGGTTCTAACCATTGAAAGTAACCACCCTCATATTCATCTGGATGTGATAACTGTAAAGTGAAACTTAATTTTCTTTTTTGACCATTATTATCTAAATCAGGAG